GATTCTTGGATTGCTTCATTTACGCCATTGATTTCACTCTGAAACTCATACCATTGCTCAGAACCTTCTTCAATATTTCCATTCATAATTGCGTCATTCATGGAATTAATTAAGTCCTGGCGTTCTTTGGTTAAATCTTTCAGTCTGTTCAGTTCGTTTGAGATTAAAGCATCGTAATACTTCGTGCTGATGATATATCCCTGTGCTTCGGTCTGGTCAATGTAACCTTCAAGGATGTTATGCCTGTGTTCAAGCTGATCAAGGATACCATCATACAGGGTGATTATGTTGTCAAATGCTTCTGCATATAAATCCCTTACGGATTCTTTTAATTCCTCAACTGCGTCACGGCAGTCAAGGGCTTTTTCATCATTGTCTTTTCATAGTTCGCTACGCTATGCGAGTTATTTTAACTCCCCATACTTTCATATGGGATGGGACTATATTTTCTATCTGTTAAATTTGTGCATAATAAAAGAGCAGGAGAGAAATTTCTTCTCTGCTACTCTAGTATACATAAAAAACGCCTACATTACTGTAAGCGCCGACTCTTCGCTAATTCGTGTAATGCACTCCTCAACTTATAGTCTAATATAATTTTCTATTAATCTATTAATATAATAGCACATATGTACATATATGTCAATCAATTTTTTTTTGGAATATATTGTAAATATTTCTCCTGTATCATAGTATCAATTTTAGAAACATCAAGTATATCTTGCTCCTTGATTATATTATGTTCTAAAAAATAATCTTTATATTTAGATGGCAAGATTCCGGTATAAGTGATCCCTGAGATTTTATTTTGGTAAAGAATAGCTTTTTTTAAATCACAATAATTTTTTATCATATTCAATATTTCATATTGCATTATTTGGTAATATCTTGATTGTGATTCCAAAAAATATTCAATATTATAATTCTTTTTAAAATATTTGTTTTTATCAGTAGATGATTCATATTCCTTAATTCCATTTGCAATAAATTCTTCAATATTCTGATAAAATTTATTCTCTATGTCAATCACCAGTAAATCATTTTCATATTTTGTCTTAATAACATCTTCAAATTTAATTTGTTCATCAGCAAATTCACAGAGAGCATTATTGTATTCTTCTCCAGTTGTTATTATCGATGCTTTTCTTTTGTTTAATCTTAATGTATTTAATAATGGAGTCATATCTTTATCATTAGACATTAAAATAAACTCATCAATATTATCATTAGTATACATAGAGTTCAAAACATCAATAGCAATTTTTAAATCAGCATAATTTTTACCCTGATTAGATGTGTGAATTGTCTCTACGCCATAAGACTGCAACAAAGACTGATGATGTGATTCATATAAATCTTTAATATCAAAATTACAATATACTGCTATTTTGACAATACGCCTTCCATGTAATCTACACCAAGTTCTAATTTTTTCAAAAAATCCCAGTCTAATAACATTAGTATTTTGCTTAATGAGTATTTTACATACATTTTCGTAATCTATAAACAATGCCACATTATAAAACTTATTGTACTTAACATTATCTTTAGATTGTTCCGTCTGTTCTGACATAATAATTTTGTCCTCCGATAACATAATGATTACATTATATACCAAATTATGACAATAATATAGTCAGAACATTTGTTTTTACAGTGTATCTATATATTTGTATATATTGTTTAACAGATAGTCTATATTTTCGAGTTGCCAATCGCTTGCAACCCTACATTAAGGCTTTCGCCACCCATACGGGTTAGTCTCTGAACGTCTTCCATCAGCATTACCTGTTAAGGAAGTTCACTGCGTCTGAGTGACTTGCACACTCGGTTGCCCCTAATCTAATTACTTTTTATGGTTTCTATCTGCTTGCACTTGCAGACTGTAAGCTATAAGCCCATACCGCATTCACGCTTGCCGTTTCCAGCTACGTTGTAGCGAATTAGACATTATGGGGGTTCCCCGCAATAAAATAGATTACGTGGCGTGAAATTCACCACTCTTGATATTCTTTGATATTTTTAGCAAGCTCTTCATCCGTAATTGTACTAATGTCAATCGCGCCATCCCTTACCTGGCTCTTATAATTCTCGGATAAGGATACCGAATTCGCCTGTTGGATATAACGGTCATATCCTGCCTGCTGAGTTGAGATTTCTTCTGTAATGCTTGAAATCTGGTTACGGAGTGCTGTGTTCCTTTTTGTGAAGGTGTTATAAGCACTTCCAGCTACACGTTCGAGATTCTTGATCTGACGCTCAATACGGTCAATTTTCATCTCGATATAGTCAATGGTTTCTTTGAATTCGTCTGCTTTATCGGATGTATCAGATGAATTGGAGGAAGAGGATTTGGAAGAGGAGGAACTTGAGGAGGGTTTCTTTTTGGAAGTGCCAGTATTGTTTGTTACTGCACTGGGCAACCTCCAACCGTTTGCATAAGCATTCCCTAATGTGCCTTTTGCATAAGCCCTGGCATGTCCGTTCGTTCTTCCTGTATTTAATAAATCCCTAGTCTGTTCGGCAGTTAATACAATGTCGCCTTTCTTGAGACTCTGTACATGCATACCGCCAGGCAATAACATCCATTTGCCATTTCTGATGATGGATTCTGTTCCTAGTTCATTAACTAATGCTTCTTCATCTTGCGATAAAGAAATCTTACCATCAGTATAGGCAGGTCTATAGTTAAGTACATTATATCCTGTACCATTGGCACGGGCGGGCAGGAGAGTGCCGTTGGCTTTTGCACCGCCTAAATTTGCACCACCTAAACTAGCCATTGCAGATCTTACAGTATTGACAGCATTATTTACTGTCCCTGATACTACTGCAGATATGGTTACGGTTTTATCTTTGATAGAATTTATAGTAGCACTAACATTTCTAGCTATTGGAGAAGCATTGTCTATTGCTGCTAATTTACTATCATGTTTTTTGGGGATTTTATTTATGGAGTCTTTGACTTTTCCTGCAATACTACTAGCTTTATCTGTAGCCAATAATTCTGTCATTTTTTCTTCTGGAATCCCTAAGATTTGAGATAGAGCATAAGTGACAACGGCAGTAGCACCATCTGTAGCATTTATCTCAGTAAGTTTTTCCTCTGGAATCCCAGATAATGAAGACAGTACATTAATGACTTTATCACTTGCTTTATCATCGGCAATAAGTTTAGAGACTTCTTCCTCCGGCAATCTCATTAATTCTGCCAATACAGAAGTAATAGTATCGCTTGCTTCATCATTAGCTTTTATATTAACTTCTTTTGTTCCATCATTGGTTTCATCATTGGCTTTGTTATCCTCTTTAGGCTCTATGTTTATATTTGCTAATTCAGAAAGTTCCTTTTTTACAGCTTCTACACTTTTGTTTGTATCTTTAGCTAATTGGTCGAATATATCATTGGCTTCATTTGTATTTAAGAAAGATTCCCAATCGATAATATTTCCATTTTGGAACATGTCAAGATAGGAATTCTGTAAATCCAAAAGAGCCGATTGTTGCTGTTGGATAGACCTGCGGCCTTTTTCTCCAAGTGTGTCATATTCTACAACCAGTTTTTGTGCAAGTTTATCATATGAAGATAAAGAATCCTGATATCCAGAATCATCCGTAGCACCAGACATTTCATCTTGGGAAGCTAATTTATCACGGAGGGTTCTTTTCTTACTATTTAATGAACCCCATTCTTTAGTATCGCCACCAGTAGAATCAATCTCATTTTGTAATTCTTCAATCTCAGACCTAATGCTTGCAAGGTCATACTGGAATTCAATCTTTACAATCTGGTCTTCCGTGAGAGTGGATAAATCAGCTTGATATCCAGCAAGTTCGCTGTCCCAGTTTTCAATGAGTCCACTAAGTTTCTTTTTAGATTCTCCTTCTTCCATGGAATCACGGAGGCTCTTAATCCCATCCAGTGCATTCTCATATCTTTTAAGACCTTCGCCACTGAACATAACATCATCAAATTCAGCACCGTATGATTCGAGATTGCGCATTGCAACTTCTGTAGCTTCGACACTGATCCCTAATGCTTTGGCAGCTTCAGCACTGTTCTTGAATCCCCAGGTAATATCATCACCAGCTTTGGAAGCAAGACCTTTATCAATCAAGTCATTGGTAAAATTGGTTGCACTGGTGATTGGGTTTTCAGAATCGAAATATCTCTTGACCTTTTCACGGGCATTTTCCCATGCGGCTACATATGCGTCAGCGTCATACTTAAACCCTTCTGCATCTGGATTGATAATATCCGGGGATATAAACTGTACGAATGATTTAAAATCATCTGTACCAACTTTTCTCTGCTTATATAACTCATTTGCCTGGTTTGCAAATTCAGCCATGGAATTCCAGTCAGCGTCCTTATTCTCGGATTCAAATGCAGCCTTTACGCCGTCTACAGAACCGTCAATAGAGTTAATGGCTTGCTGTGCTTCTTCGGCAGATTGCACCAGTCCACTAAAGTAATCGTCAAATACAGCTTTTTTGCCATCCCCAGTGATACCGAGGTCATTAAGGGTGATACCCATTTCATGAAGTGCGTCAGTTGCCTTTCCCCCAGATTTTACAGCCTCTAGGAGTTGGTCTTTGATTGTATTGGATGTTTTGGAGCCGTTGAAGTAGGATTCAATTTGTTTTACTTGTTTTCCGGTTGGAGAAAGATCTATATTAGTTACAGAATCTAATGCTTTTTCTAATTCTCTAATTTGGGCAGCATTTGCAGAGGGATCTAATTTTAAAGCATCAAGTTGGCTTTGGATAGTTTCCGAACGGGAATCTATATCGGAGTAAAGTGTGTTGATAGATTCTTGATAACGTTTAAGTTCTTTTTCGGCTTCTTTTAATTCAATGTTTTTTCTAAAATATCCGTCATCCCAAATTGAAAGTTCAGATGTTTCTTCTTTTAATTTTACAATCTTTTCTTCTAAATTGGGTATCTCGGATTCATATTCTTTAATTAAAGCCAAATCTTCTTTGAGTGCTTCGGTATCAGTTGATTTACCAACCTCGCCTTTAAATGTCTTCTCGCCTTTGGAATCACCCATTTTGACACTTTGAGCAACACTATGGTCTTCTTTAGTCATTGCTTCTTTTGCATCATTGATGGCTTCTTGGGATTGGATAGCTAATAATCTCTCTTGTAATTGTATTTTCCGTTCCAGTTCAGCGTTTTGTGACTGTAAATTTTCTAACTCGGTTTCTTCAGCAACAGTAATAGTACCTGCGTCTTGTAATCCTTGTAATTCTGTAATACGAGACTGAGTTGTTTCTAATTCAGAATTTAGAGATTCTAGATTAGACTTTGTATCTTGATATTTTTGTGAAGACTTTTGTAAAGCAGTGTTTGCCTCTTTATAGTCTATAGTTAATGCGTCTTCAAGTGCCACAGCAGCAACTGCAGCGGCAGACACCCATGTTAGGGGATTAGTGGCTAGTGTTGTGAATAGGTTTTTGGCGGAAGCGGCTATGCCAGTAAATATGTTTGGAAGGGTGGATGACGTTTGGTTCGCTGTTGTGCCAAGGTCGATGATGGAATCGGAGAGTCCATCAACAGAATTCAAGGCATCTAAAACAGTTTGCTTATAATTATTTACGTTGCCGGAGTCTAAAACTGCTGACAATCTATTATGCATTTTATCTGATAGCTTACCACTTTCTAATAACTTTGTACCAATTTCATCCAAGTTGTCTCCAAATTCATTTACAGCTTTTCCCCAAGTTAATTTACCAGAGGCAACTTTCTGTGTGAATGTTGCGTCTTTTCCCATTGCAATTAGTTCGGTTGTCAATGAATCAGTTAAACTCATAGTTGCAGCTTTAGCTTGTATTTGCGCTGTTGTAAATTCACTTAAACCATTAGTATTTATTTTAAATTCTTTGTTAAGCAATTCAGTATGTATGTTTTGCATATCACTTAAAGAATTGTATCCTTTAAAAGTTCCTGCAAACATTTCATACAATCCATGACTTCCATCAAAGTTAAATAGACTCCCTAAATCATTAAACTGCAAGTATATTTCATAATAATATTGGCTTTATCACATGAAATATGATATAATTTAGAAAATTTATTTTACGAGGTGGAATATTATGGCATTAGTTATTTGTCCCGAATGTAAAAAAGAGATAAGTGAATATACAGAGAACTGCCCTACATGTGGATTCCCTTTAAAAAATTTTATAGAAGAAAAAAATTTTTTTAATATATCTGGTGTATTAGTTTGTCCTAGGTGTGCAGAGATTTATAACGGTTGGGATTTAAAATATGGACTTCCACAACATTTAAAATGTGATTATTGTGATACCATTCTTGTTCAAACACAAGAAGATACAGAAACATTATATAAATTAAGTATATTAAAAGAAGATGAAGAAAAATATAAAAACGTATCAATTGAGATAGCGAAAAAATATGGAAATAATCAATTCTCTCAAGAAGAATACAATAAACGTGTTAACAAAATGAAATCTGATAATGATGAATGGTTAAAACAGCATGAAAATAAAAATTTACAACAACAATTACAACCCCCAAGTACCTCTAAATGTCCCAAATGCGGTTCAACAGCGATAGAAGCAACTCAAAAGGGATATTCCTTATTAACAGGTTTCATAGGTTCTGGTAAAACAATGAATTATTGTAAAAACTGTGGACATAAGTGGAAACTAGGGAAATAATATTTGTTTATGATAACTGTGGATATGAGTGGTAGGAGAGAATAATCACAACTCAACGTAATGATTATAATGGTTTTTCTTAATAATATTATATTGTTGGAGTAGTCTTTTTGCCTTATAGTATAAAGATAATATGATATAATATATAATAGTTTTTTTCTTCTTATTAACAGATTCGCCAATATAGTCTATTATTATAATTTAAATCACCTCCTGGAGGAAAAGTATGATTGATAAAAGAATAGAAGCACATGTACAATTTTTATGGGATAAATTTAATAGTGAAATTGAAGAAATTCCACATATTGAAAAAATTAATCTTGTAACCAATAATAAGTCTTGGGTATATTTCCCTATAGATGATTTATATAATCAAAAATATATAATGTATATTAATGATAAAATAAAAGAACAACCAAAAGAATTATTTGAACAAGTTTTATTTCATGAATTTGTACATATTTATGATTCAATAAAGTTAATAAAATATAATATTAATGATTTTAAAAAATTAATGAATATATATTCTGAAATCCATGCGTCTGAAATTCTAATGGATAGATTACTAATTACACAAAATAAAAAACCATACAGATTAGAAAACATTGTAATTCATAATGTCAGTATACCATTATATTCTTTCATGGAACAAACTGCTAATTCATTGAAAGAAGAATTTACTTTTAATAAACAAACAATATTGAAACAGACATATAACTATAAATCAATATATTATTATATTGGATACATTTTGTCTTTAGAAAAACATGGAATTCAATACACATATAATTTTGAATATATTAATCGTTCATTGTCTGATTTATTATATAAAATACTAAATAGTTTTATTATAAAAAATTATACACCTGAATTACTAATTCAATATGAAAATGATTTAAAGGGAACTATTTTGAATTTAGTAAAAGAAACATTGGGATTAGCATAGATATTTTGTATATTATTCTGGGCACTATAATCGAACTTATGATAGTCTTAATACCCTTCACCTAATACCTTCTTCTTAAAAAGTTCGATAATTCTATAACATTCAGAATTACTAACTTGATTAGAATATAGTGTTCTTACAAGCATATTGGCAATATAGTTTTCTTTTTCCATTTGTTTATTTACTTGCGCAACTGCATCGACCATATTAATATTGTTCATTTTTCACCAACTTTCTGAAAGGAGATTTTTATGAAATTAGAACCTGATTGTGTACGTGATGTTTTACTATATCTTGAATCCCATTTAGAATATGTAGAAAGAAATGATCACGGATTAGAACATAATGAAATCAATTTTAGTTCAATTTCTGATGCCTTATTACAAGAACATAATTATAGCAAAGATTCTGTTAATTATGCTATTGAAAAACTATTGGAGGTAGGATTTATCACCTCTAACAAGCAGGTATATGGAAATAAAAAAACTATTCTTTCTTCTCCAATTTCTGATATTACATGGAGTGGACATCAATTCCTAAACAACATACGCAAACAATCTATTTGGGATGCAACAAAATCTGGTGCCAAAAAGATTGGTGCTACTTCTATATCTGCTTTCAATATGATTGCAATGGAAATTGTCAAAACTATTGTAACAAAACCAGAGGTAATAAACAGTATAATAAGCGAATTTCATCTTTAATATGGAATTAACACCTGTTGTATAGGCGGTATAATAAGTGTTTACACATGAAGTACAAGGAATAATCTACTGTGCTAATTGTGGACACACATGGAAACCAGGGAAATAGTGTGGCATTGGCTTTATAGAATGAAAAATTTTATTTGTTGTAAAAATTAGCAACTTATAGAGTATAAAATTTGATTATTTAAAGTTAGTGGGAATACAATAAAAGACACCAGATGGTGTCTTTTTGTAACACTATTTTGTAAAATTTAAAAATGGAAGATTTAATGGTTTCATCCCTGCCTGTGTTGTTATCAAAGATATTATAGGTCTTGCATATGATAACAAAACTGTAGGAGCATTTATTTCTAATAATTTATCAAAAGATATTCCTTGAATTTCTCCGTCTAATTTAAAATGTGCGCCAATTATTAAGTTTATAAAAAACGGAAATTCAGAAGAATCCTCACCAATTTTGATTTCTAATTCTACAACCGCTTCATTAGTGCTTTTTTTATCAATATTATTATTTAGAGACACGTTTAAAATATCATTTGAGATATTAGCATTGTCACCATTTTTTATTTCAAAATCTAATTTGACTAGTTTAGGATTTGAAAACTTAAAATTACTTTTTTCCATTTTTATATTTCTCCCTACTTATGCTGCATATAATATCGCTTTATAATCATCTAGTTCTTCAGAATTCATATTATCGTTTGTTTCGTATTCGATTTCAACCTCTGCTTGGAAAGAAATTTTAGTGTCTGAATTTGTAATATTCATTGATAATTCTTCATACGCTTTATAAAAACTTTGTAAAATTTGTTCGTTAGAAATTGTCAAATCAAAAATGTATTGTTCAAAATTATTTTTATCAAAGAGATGGAGAGGTAACGTTAAAGAAACAGAAGAATTTTTTATTTTGTTAATATAATCAGTTAAATACTCTTTCATTTCCAGATATTGATCATTTAATGGTAATTCATCCTCATCAATATCATTATATTCAGTGAGAACATAATTTATTTCTTTTTCAAAGGGTTTATTCGCAACTATAACAGATTTGTTTTTATACACACTAAGAACGGTACATTCGTCATTTATAACATCTAATAACTCATTATTTGATATTTTTACAATAATCCATGATTCTTCATCAATTATATCGTCACATACACATAAATATCTACTCTTATTCTTATCAATACATACAAATATAATAGGTATATTTTCAAAAGAAAACAGTTCTTCTTCTAAATATAACGTTCCTATTTGTGGTACGTTTTTAAAATACTCATTACTCATTATAATTTTCCTCTTTATACTGCTCACAAATTTCAAAATTATTTTTTATTTTTTCAAAATTTCCTTTATAAATCCACCAATCGACATGATCTTTATCTTTATAATTAGGTATACGATCTTTTGTCAATTGGGATAAACCACATATAGTATTTCCGTGAATTAAAATTGGATGTGGATACTGTTCATGATACCTTCTCTTAATAAAATTTAAAAACTTTTCAGGGGATTTAGGAGAAAGATAACATGAAGTAGAATATAGACCTATTTCATCAGGACTTTTCTTACTTTTTCTATCTTCATATTGATATTCTTCATAACTACACCAAAACGTTGATTCATTAATTATACCGCTTTTTGAAACCCGATATACATGTTGTTCATTCTGTTCTTTACCATTTCTGTAAATATCTTTAATTAACTCTTGTGGTATACAATCTGCTAAGTTAGACCCTCTATCCATATTTTCTTCCTTTGTTTTTAAATTTACTATTATATTATAAAGGTAAATAATGGAAAAGTCTATACAAACATATATTCGATTTTATACCATAAATGTCAAAAAGTCAAGATTTTATTGTTTATTGAACGTAATAACTTAGCAGGAATCTTCCAAAATAATTTACTGGACGTTATGAAGAGACACAAACTCCCAAATGCTCAACATGTTAGTCAACTAACATAAAAAAGATATTGACAACATAAAAAGTAGCAAATACAGCATTATTTGGATTATTTGGGACTAAGAGACATAAAACATTCCACTGTAATAACTGTGGATATGAGTGGTAGGAGAGTGAGAGTAGTAAGATGGGATTCGTTCTTGAATCTCATCTTACTACTTTAGTACATAATCTTATTATTCTTTTCCATTAATGAAATTAATTTACTATATTGCTTGGCAGATAAAATTCTTTGCAATTGATGTGTTTCTGCTAAAGATAAATTATTTAATGTGATATTAAAAAGATAAATCATTATTGCATCAAATTGTTTGGTAAGATTAATTAAATCAGTGTGAACTTGATTGATAAATTTACTATCATTTTTTAAAATTGTTTCCAAGAATCCAATTCCTTGATTGTTAGTATTTTTATCATGAACATCATTAGAATATTTTGCATAATACGTATATATGTATTCTAAGTTTTCGTTTTTAACACGAATGGAGTTATTTCTCAATTTTAAATCATCTTTTATATGTCTGTAGCTTGTTTTGTTTATTTTATCAGCAGAATAATTAAAACAAATAGAATATAAAAACTTTAATAACTGTTCGATAGAATATCTCATGCAACCATTTATACCTATTCCGTCATTTACAGGGAGATATATCAATATCTTATTCAAACCCCATTTATATCTTTGTAAGAATAGTATATTTTCTTGGTTTATTTCAATATTTGAATATTTTAAATATATGTCTGTTAAAATATTATTTTTACATATAATGTTATAAACATCGTTATATAAGGTGTGATATTTTGAAAAAGGGAAATATTTATCAACAAATTCTTTATATTCACAATTCTTCATTGCTCCCCCTTCTATATTTGTTCATTATATCAGACATATAGTTACTTTTCTTTTTCTTTTTCTTTTTTGTTTGTTGTTCATTAGATGAGGAATTTTCTTTCATTTCTAACTTTTTTTCTAGTGTATTGATATATAATTGTATTTGTGATTCGTCAGCTTTTTCAATATTACGTAATATTTTTCCTAACATCGTTGTTCTGCTTTTCAACAAATATGGTTTATAACTAATTTTTAATTCTTTTAAGAAATCAGCAATATTTACATTTAAAGGAAATTCTTCCTTTGACAGAATAAGGTCAACTACAATTCCATATAATTCTAATTTGATTAGTTCAAGATCTGATGTTTTTTTAATGTGTGTTATCCGTTTTATTATTACTTTTTTGTTCATTATATTTATTTACCTCTCTTTCAAATTCATTACTAATCTCTACTATATTATTCTTCAAAGCTTCGTCTTGTCTATCTATAATGAATTTAGATAATTGAGATGTAATCATTTTTTCTGATTTCATAAAGTAATTTTCAAATATGTAAATATTTTTATTAGATAAAGCTTCCTTTATTTGAAGCATATTATTTTGAATTCCAGCTTTATACCCATTAGGTATTTTTGTAAATATTATGCCTAGATTATCTAATGGTTTGCATTGAAAATTCGCTTTATATGTGTTTTTAGCATGTTTTACAACTTCTTCTAATAAATCAACACCTAATAAGGAATATGCATCAGGCACAACAGGAACGATGTATAAATCACATGCAAAAAAGGTTGCAATCGTATAAAAAGAATAAGTAGGAGGACAATCTATAAATATGTAATCATATTTTTCTTTTAGATTATTATCTTCTATAAAATTATTTAATTTTTGTTCAGAAGCTCCGCTTCCAGTTTCCCTTTCCATAAATATAGCATGTAATTCACCCGGGATAATATGTAAATTATTATCTAACTTATAAATAGTTTTTTCCAAAGTTACTTGTTCAAGCCTACCAGAACTTTGAGAAAAAATATTCTCAATAGATGGGAGATGTCTTGGTTCTGTTATAATTTTATCTTCTTCATGTCCTAATACATTGTATCTCTCAAAAAAGGATTGTGTACAGTTTGATTGTGGATCCATATCTATTATTAATATCTTTTTTTTATTTATATTAGATAAGCACAGTGCAATTTCTTTACACAATGTTGTTTTACACACACCACCCTTCATATTTAAAAACGCTATTATGTTCCTTTTTTTCATTTGTATTATCCTCCTTGCGACCTTACAGTGTAATTGTACTATATTGTATCTGCTATTTCAATAATAAATAAGGATGAAAGATGAAGAGGAGATGAGAGGATATGGTAAAACACTTAAGGGGTTTTTTTATCTATAATTTAATGTAGGAACTTGAAAAGTTACATAAGAGTTAGTATTGCATATTTTTATAAGATTGATCACATCATTTTTTTGAATCTGACCATGTTTATAAGATTTTTTACAATCTTCAGAAGATAAAGGACATTGAGTGTTCTCTTTACGGGCTACGTCCATAATTTTTTTGAAAAGCTCTTTCGGAAAAAGTGATCTATTATATTTAATTCTATAATAATCACCTACTTTTCAGTTATAAAAAGACAGACAATGTAGGTGTCTTTTAGAGTGCTTTTTATCAGCTTAATCGTTAAATTGTTTTTATACCATTTTATTTATATTATTCTGAATATGTATCGTCTGTTAGAGAAAACTGCTACTCGATCATCTTCTTAACCATATAACCCACCGACAGAACCATTCCTTGGATTTGTCGAAATTAAAAAAATATGTCGCAATATTCCTTGGCATATGTTATAATATAAAGGGTTTCTCAATAGTAGGTGAGTGAGGAGAGCAGTGGTTCTCCCTATTCGCTTACTATTTTTATTATGAAATAGGAGAGTACACAAATGAAAAAATACCTACATAAAACCAACAAAAATCATTATTTTTCAGTAAAATTCATCAACTATATTTGTCTGTTCACATTTATGTTAATGTTAATTACTGGATGTTCTGGCAAAGAAGAAAATTTACAACAAAAGGTTGATGATTTAACTTCACAATATGAAGAACTACAAAAAGACCATGAAACTCTTAATGAAGAATATAAGAAATTGCTGTCAGACTATGAAACATTGCAATCTGAAATAGAGAAATACCAGGATCAGCAAGCTACGATTGATGACCTAAATAGTAAACTTACAGAATTACAAAATCAAAATAATGCCTTACAATCTGAAAAAGAATCATTAGCTTCTCAAGTATCAGCATTACAAACAACACAATCACAAAACAATGATTCATCAGGAGGCAATGGATGGAGAGTTTCAGGTGTGATTTCAAATTCATCAGATGACTCAGGAGCTACGGTATGGCTATCGGAAACAGGAGATAAATATCATAGTATAAATAACTGTGGACGTATGAATCCTAACAAAGCCAGACAAGTATCCCAATCATCAGCAGAAGCTAGTGGGTATGGAAGATGTAGCAAATGCTTTTGATTTAAAAAAATGTGCGAAACTCATATTATTGAGACAGATATTAGCATAGGTTTAAACCATAGTATGATACAATGCAATATTTATGATATATCTTATCAAGAACATCAGCTTCTTGAGAGTATACGTCCTGAGTCAATATGGGGGACTAAAAATATAGCAAATTCTATAGTAAACTATTCATTAAATTTATAGAAGATACAGTTCAAAAATACGCAGTAACTGCAACGGCAGTAATATTTAATAATTTAAAAAAATCCATAAAATATAAAAGTTAATCCTCGTGCATTGAAAGCACGGGGATTAACATTTTCCACTTATTAAGTTGTTTATAAATTCTATAGCAACATATTGTTATCAATTTCTACAACACAATACACTGATATCTTCTCTTATCCGAATATATTCTCAGTAGTTCATCCAGAGTATCAGAATTATTACCATAAATTTCATCATAGATCTTGGAATATAATCCAGACTTATCTATTACCAGAAGCCTCCAGGTATTGTCGTTAAATTCAAAATGATTCATAATACACCTCCGAATATCTTTGATGTGATTATGATATCATAGTGGGTGTAGAGAAATCTGGACAGTGGGAGAAAAACTAATAATAAAAGAAAGAAATTGTTACAATTTGTTTTATTAAACTATATATAATTTCAACAATTTCTTTCTTTGATTATTTATCGTCTGTTTTTTCTTTCTTTTTTATTTTTTGGTTTTACACTGTTAAAATAATTTTCGTCTATTTTTGAAAAGGAATATTGTGTGATGAAAAACAACATACCTAACAATTCAACAATAGTTGCAGAAATATAGTATTTAAGAAAATTTAATAGAGAAGATGTAATTGAAGTAGATAACTTATTAAAATTAGTATAATTTACAATAATAGAAACAATTATAAATCCGATAATTAAATTAAAAACTATCAATTGAAAAACTATCAATCCTCTTATGAAACCAACAATTTTATCTCTCAATGCTTGTTTCTGTTTTTCTGCGTTAAAAAATAATTCATTAAAATTATCGATTTCTTTATCTTTATCTTTGCCTTTGAGATAAGATATAGGAGTTTGTTTTGTTGACATCTCCTTTATGTAAATATCAAATAATGGATTATTAGACATTAGTATTTTACTCCGGTACAATAATTTTATCTAAGATGTCATCATAATATGGTATTTTTAAAACTTCTAATCTACCTCTCATGACTGAGATTGAAACCTCAAAAATTTCTGCTAAGGCTTTAATAGAAGGTTTCATTAATCGATTTATTATATTATTTAAAGAATGTTTTGGGATTAATAATTCTCCAGCAAATGTATTTGCTTCAATTTCTTTAACAGAACCATTATTTGAATTATTACGAAATTCAATATATCCATCTTGTAAAGAATTTCCATGGAGACAACAATGACCAAGTTCATGTGCAACGGTAAATCTTCTCCTATGTAATGAATCTGTTTCTTTATAAAATATTCCAACATCGTTTCCGTCTAATAATACTAGGCCTGAAATTTCACCAAGATTTTTAAACTCTTCACTTTGTTCTAAATAATCAAAACTTGTTCCTACCTTTTTTATCTTGAGATTGTCAAGAATAACATCAAGATTTACAGGTACTTGATTTAACTGACCAGTTTTTAATAAAATGGTTTCTGCGGACATTTTATTAAGTTTGTTTAATGTTTTACACATATAATCACCATCCATCCTAAGTAAAGCTTTTTGATATAAATAAAAATTCATATTTTTTGACATAACCTATTCCTTTATATAAATAATATAAAGAAGTATATCATTTTAAAATATAAAATTATATCAAAAAAGGCAAAAAAAATAAAAGATATAACTACATATCATAACACAGATATAATGTCTTCGTCAATATATTCTTTTTTTCTAATAATATCTTAGCATAAATTGCAAAATTTGTAAATATTTTTTTGATAAAAAATACTTGACAAACTATATGAAAAATAGTATATAGAACCTTTATTTATAAATAAGCATGTTTTATGTAAAATGTCAAGAGATTTTTTTTGTAAAATATTAAATGTCAAAATTATATTTCCCATGCCAATAACGGTTGGGAACACACCGGACGGCTTACCGTCATCTTGTTATTTTATCTTGGACTATACATTACAAGCAAATGTAATAAGGTTTACATTTGCTCGGAGGAACGGTAGTCTCTGAACGTCCCACTATATCATATAGATATGTTGGTGCGCTGCTGATCAGTTAGTCGGATATACATTACATATCCTTTGCCCTTACGCTAGGTACTTAGGAACATCTCCCGATGTCTTTTTTTCACCATATACCATCTCGCTAATTTTTTCTGCTTTCGCCGCATATCACGCTTGCCGTTTCCAGCTACGTTGTAGCTTAACGAGCATTAGGCTTCCCAGCAATTACTCCTCCAGTTTGAGAACATGACACCACACGATTGTCCATGACACCATTTTCGTCACTTTCTTTCATATGGATTAGACCAGTTTAATAATAAAACAAATCTAGGTTCTTAAAGAATGATACAGCACCAATAGTGCCTAATGATGCAGGTATTCCATTCCCCACATCTAAAATGTTTGTTAAAATATCTAAAAATGCTGTTCCAGAGTCAATAACGCCTTTAAAAAGATCAGAACTTAATGTTGTATTAGATAGATTTTGAAAAGATGCTTTGAACTGTTGTATTTTTGCTTCTATAGATTCTAGCCAACGTTCTTGCTCTTGCATAGCAGAACCTTCAGCATTTAATGTAGCTGCATATGCCTTTTGTACTTGCCCAGATTGAAATGCCTGTATAACAGCAGCACCTTGATTACCTCTATTTTTTCCAAACATTGTTTCAAGTAGATCTGCACGTTTTGTCTGATCTAACTGATTCCATACTTTAGACACATCTTCTAAAATATCATAGTAATCTCTGAACTTTGTTGGGTCAGCTGAATCCATGATATTTACTTGACCTTTAGTAAGATTAAGAATGTGTGTTTGTATTTTACTAACAGACTCTAAACCTTCTGATTCTTCACCTAAGGCCTCCAAATCACCTTTCATACCTTGAATACGCATCTGTCCAATCTTAAGAGCGTTTCCTAATTCTCCAGCAGATTGAGTGATTTCTGCTCCACCTGTAAGCATTGCAAGAGCTTTGTTCAGATCTGTCCCACCTAATGACATCATAGATGCTGCATGTGACATACCCTCACCCAAATCTTTAGCTGAGGTGGCGAACTCATTTCCAAGTTTATTATATTTGTCAACAATGGATAATGCATCATCATACTGAATATCATAAGCCTTCATGACCGTCACAAGGTCGCTAACAGCAGTTTTATCATCAACTTCTCCAACATTAGAATAAATCGAACTGATTTTTGCTAAATTAGCACTAGAATCCATAGAATATCCTAGTTTTGCCCATTCACTTGTTTGAGTAATATATGAGGATATATCACGTCCTACATCTTTAGCTGTTTTCCCTGCATTACTTAGGAATTTATTGTATTTGTTTGAAGTCTCATCTGTGACTTTATACAAATTTGTCATGGCAGTATCGATATCAATGACAGCTTGCGCCATTTGTTTTGTAATATCAACACCGTTTTGTAGTACACCATAAACGCCAACAAACTGTCCGATTTGGCTGAACCCTCTCTTCATTTCAGTCCAAAAACTATTCCCCACGGCACCTTTTTCCTGGGCAGTAGAAACAATGGCTTTAAATTGTTTATTGTAATCTGCTAATTCTTCAGAACTTGTTGCAGATTTTTGTTTGTTAGCCAACTCAGTCAACGCTTCTCCAAATTCTTTTGCAGCTTTTGTATTATTATTTAGCCAGGTAAGCGTTTTGTTAGAAGAAGTAGTAGCATCCAAAATGCTAAAAGGTTTTCCGATAAGTTTAATTTCATTATTAAATTTCTTTGCTGCTTCAGATAACTTATTAAATTCTGAAATAAGATTATTGTCAGATAATTCACTTGTTTTATTAAAGTGCTTTGATATTTTAGAATATATTTTTTCGTATTCATCAGCATATTGTTGAAGTTCTTGATTATTTAAATTAGAATATTTCTCTAATTTGTTCTGAATACTATTTCTTTGCGCTTTGTAATCACCTAATTCAAACTTTCTTGAAAATTCAGCAATCTTTTTCTGTTGTTCGTCGTAAATTTTATTTAGTGCTTGTTTTTCTTTTTCAATAGCGTTTTGATTAGCTTTAGCACCACTAAATGCAATTTTATTTGGAACATTATAATCTTTTTCTAATTTTTTTGCGTCTTTTACAGCATCTTTGTACTTTTGAAAATAATCATCGTAATTAAATTTTACTGATTTAATACCTTGGTTAAAATTTTTCCCAATGTTTTGTCCAGTTTTCATAGCAGTAGTATTTAAACCAGACATCTGTTTTTCTAAAAGTTTACCAAGATCAGTACCATCACCAGATAATTTTACGTCTAGTTTTATCTTTTGATTCTTTTGTAAATTTTTTAACTGAGCTTCTACTTTACTGGTATCTAATACAGCTTGTATTTGTGCAATAAAGTCTGACAAATAATCACTCCTTTACATACAAAAAGCAGAAGGATCAACGACAAAATGCCAATTCTTCTGCTAAATAAAATTATATATTAATTTTTATTATGTTTTATAAAAATTTATAATGTGGTTTTTCTTCGCCGAACAACCAATAACGCAAATAATCATCAAGCACAATTGCTAAAAATGATATAAAGAACCAGATTATAGAAAAAGGTAAACAAATTTGTCCTAAAATATTAAAAGGTAAATCGCTATAATCCCATACATTCCATTTAAAGATAAGGTTTACAATAATCCCTGTTATAAATTCTAATGTCGTAATAATCATAGTTCCAATTAGCATTTGCTTATATATCAGCATATCCCATTCAATATGTTCATTAATGCGTCCAATGAGATAAAACGCCAAACCTCCTACAATAACCATAGACCAATGAGTGTATCCTCGATATATAATTTCAATGAGTGAATAAATTAATCCACCTATAGTTATAAGGATAAACGGTTTAAAAACACTGGATTTATGAGAAAATCGAATTTTCACTACCACATACCCCTTCCTTTAAGTTACACAATATATTTTTTATGATTATATTGAACACTATCTTGTGATATTTTTGCATAAATCATTGTAGTATCAATTTTTGCATGTCCTAACATTGCTTGAACATCAGTTATATTCATCCCTCGCTTTAATGCATCTGTGGCAGTAGTATGACGAATTAGATGCGGATATAAATTTCTGCCAATATTAGAACGTTTTCCGATAATTCTGACAATTCTTTCTATACCTGTCTTGCTTAAACGTTGATAAGGTTTCCTTTCTGACACAATAAGAGCATTATTATCATCGTTTCTTGTATGTAGATACTTTTTTAAATACACTTCCGATTTCGCATTTAAGTATGATGTGCGATGCTTGTTACCTTTGCCAAACAAAAACACTTCTCCAGATTTAAAATTTATATCACTTTTATTTAAATTTACCATCTCTGATACACGACAACCAGTGCTATAGAATAACTCTATAATTGCTTTTTCTCTCAATGTAATACAACTATAACGAACTAATTCAAGTTCTATATCACTTAATGGTTCTCGTGGTTTTTCTTCATATTTAATAGGTTGTATCTGGTCACAAGGATTCTTTTTTATATATTCCTCGTTTTTGCACCATTCGAGAAAAGTATGTATTACTACACGTTTTCCATCCAAAGAATGATTTGATATATTCCTACGTTTCTGAAGATTATATAAATAAACTCGTATATCGTTTGTTGTTATCTGATCCAGAGGTTTTTCTATATACATAAAGAAATCTCTGAGATATAAATCGTAAATTTTTAATGTACCTTCACTAAGACCTTCTATTCGCTTGGAAATTAAGTATACCTTATAACATGATGGTATAATATCATTATAAGACAAAATGTCCGTACTCTTGCCTTTGATATCATAATCATTTGAAAATATTTCTAATTCTTGTAATACTAATTTTAAATCTTCATTATTTAGTTTTCCGTTTAATTTTAATATAAATTCCTTCGCAAATGTATTAGTCATATTACAAACATCTCCATTCTATATAAAAATAAGAACTTATGTTTGTATATTCTTCATTTGAAAAAAATTTTTTCAAGAATTTTCATTTATTGGTAAATAAATGAAAAAGTAGTAATTATCTGATAATATATAAATAAAACTGATAATTATAGACCTGTATCACTTACTCAACTAAATGGCAAAAGTATACAAGATATCGTCAACACATCCACGGGAACTGCTATAAAATATGCAAATGGTTTTGTTGTGGAATTCGGTCAGGCTATATGCCCAAACGCAAATGGCTATGTTGCACAAAAAGAATTTGCGCTTCCAATAGCGATCCTATTAACTAAAAAATATTCCGTATCTGTAACCAAAAAAAGCATGGGTAACGTAGGCGCTGCAACAAGGGTAACAACCTTTGGCGAGGTATATAATAATGGTGTTACTGGATTTGTTGGGTTACAGACCGATGCGCAGGAGCTTAATACGTTATCCGATAGCAACCGCACGGTATCATGGCGTGTAACGGGATTCTGGCGCTAAATTTATAATTAAACAATATCATTTTATCCGAGGAGATTACTGTAACTACAAATGGTAACTGGGCTACATTATCGAGAGCTGGATATAAGTTGGCAAGTGTATATACAGTCCGGGCAGATAGCTCCTATTATATAAAAGGCGTCAACCGACGCACCGATGGACTCTACATAGTTGTGTTTGATGGGGTAAACTCAAACACGACCATACCGATATCGGTTCTTTGGATAAAATTATAGATAATGCTAGGTTAATTTATTATCCAGCATCCGCTCACATGACGTTCCAGGGAATCTTTTTTGTCCGATACAATATCTATGCTGCCATCAGTAGTTATTAAATATCTGGTTACGCCATAATCAGCAGCATAATTAGCACTGGTAACATTTTTGGCTGTCAATATACTGCTATAACATGGTCTATACCCAGCCGGAATTACAACCGACACTCCATGGTTTGCTGATAAAGATCCAGTTGCACTTATGCTACAAAAAACAAATTTGTAGATTTTTACTAAAGAAATTTTGCAGCTCAGTCCATTTATGGTCGCGGTAATTTGCTGGGTAGATTTGCCATTTAGTTGAGTAGATTGGGGTATGTCAGATTATGTCGAAAGAAGATGTTTAGTTTCTTTTGAAAATAAATTTATCTTATGATAATATAATATTGTAAAGAGGAGGTGAATTATAATTAAATTAGCAATATCCTCAATTTTATAAAATATATAGGAACGTATAAAAATTTAAAATTCTTGTGGGACGTTTCCTATATACTTGAAATATCTCTTTATTTAGTGAAATCTTTTTCCAAAGCTCTCCTGTATATTTTGTTGCACATCTTTTTCAGTTTCTGCCCAAGTCCCAGGAGCACCTAATATACCAGACCCCCCAACTTCTGCCTCCTCAAATACTTGTTTTGCAGAATAAGTTCCAGTATTGTATGTATAACCATTATCAAGATATACAGCAGAAAACAATGTATCTCCCATATCTTCAATGCCATCAATTGTTGGAGAATTCCCATATTTATAGGTTCTTTCATAGGATTTAGGAGTGCTACCTGCATAGAATGCCTTGGTATTCATCTGTGCATCCGCTAAAGAATTTTCAGTAGTTTCTTCTAATGCTTCATACATTTTAGCTTTTAATGCTTTTCGCAAAGCATCCATATTTTTAAATACCATGCCCATTTACTTAGCATCCTTTGATTTAGATGCGCCAGAAACAGATTTCTTTCGATTAGATTTTGGCAATGTGGATTTCATTTCAATAACATTTTTCTTGTGATTATCACTTTTAAGATATTTTTCGGTAACTAGTTCAGCTAATTTACCAAAATCCATTTCTTCATTCAACATCTTCTTATTTAATGAAGCAGTTTCTTCTGGAGTCATATAGCTCATTACTTTTTCTCCATAGTTATTTTGGTTGATTTGCTGTAATAACATTTTATTTTCATTTTGTGCAATTTCTAGTTTAAGAACTTCTAACTGCTTCTGAACCTCCAAAATTTCTAACATTTTGTTATTAAATACTGGATTATTGTGTATAATTTGTTGCTTTTTAAATTCAACCATATCAATTACATCGTTCATAATAGAGTTAATTGTTTCAATCATTTTATTACTAGAAGAATCTTTTTTTAGATTAGTTGATAGGGTAGTAGTATATAATTCAACAAGTTCTTCATCAGCACAGACAGACTCGTATACTTTCTCATTTTCACCGAATTTAACTCCTTCAACACAATATAAGAAGAAAATAGTAGTCAATGCAGAATCGATCATATATGGAGTATATGTTAAAGAACCATCATCATTTTCTGTAAAATAAGAATCGACAAGATGATTTGTAATAATTGCTCTTTCTTCCATAGTAATAAATTCCTTAATCTTTACATCTGTTTTAACCATTTAAAATCCTCCGATTCATATATAATAAAAAAGGATCCGTCTATGACAGATCCCTAGCACCTTCATACTTTAATATTTATTGTTCCGTTATTTCAGAAATTCCTCAATTTCTTCCAAACTCTTTCCAGATGAAATCAACATTTCAGCAGCTTTCTGTATCTCTTCTTGTTTTCTTTGCTTTTCTGCGTAAATCTCATATCTGACTTGATCTTTCTTTAACTGTTTCAGATTTGCTTTTTCCTGTTTCAACTCCGCAGATAACGATTCGATTCTTTCTTCAGATTCCGCGATTAATTCTGAATAATTTTTTTCAACAACTTTCCTTCTTGCCATCTCAATGACCTCCTACTATTTGATATAGTATAAAGATAACATTCCTTTGGGAAAGAGTAAAGTGTTTTATTACAATTTTTGTAAAAAATTAGAAATTAGATTCTAAAAATTAAGTATCATTATAAATACAGTATTTCCAATATGTTCCAAATTTGTCCCACGACTCAAAATAATTTCCAAATGGTTTATATATTGTATGGTCAATCTGTGGAGAGGAATAGATTATGTTTCTATATAATGATGACGGAATAGAATTATTGTATTGATTTAAAAGTTTTGTAATTTCATATGAATAAATATTTTTCACACTTTCTTTGACATAATTAAAAATTTTTCTATGTCATATCTATAATTTACTTTCAATTTCTTTTTATTAATTTCTATTGGGGTGCAAGACTCGAATAAGTCTATTTCATTAAAAGATTTTTTGCCGATTGTGTTTATCATATGGTTAAAATCTCTAATATTACAAAAATACGTTTTTTCGCTCAAACGAAAATCAAAGATAAATCCACTTATAACATTTTTATATGTAGAAAACTTAGTAAGATTATCAATCTGGTGCTTATGTATTACACCTCTATCAGTTTTATCACGTTCAAACGAAATCGATTTTGTACCTACACATTTTAGTTCAAGTGTGTATAATGTATTTCCATCAAATAAAAAACAGTCACAAGGTGATTTCGCACTAAACCTTAAATTTTGATTATTTCCAAACGACTGAGCGGAGTCTGGAGGTCTATAGTAGAATATATAATCTGGAATGGATTTTTTCCAGTTTTGTTCAAAGATTTTTCCAACATTTTTGCTAATGTATATCACCTCAATTTATAAAGAAGCAGAAGAGGAGTTCGATGCCTCTCCTCTCTATCAAGATTACTTAAGTGATTATCAATTTAGTTTTCACTGGGAGAACAGGCAAATGATTAATGCAATATTCATATTTCGCATCTCCACTATGGTTGCCCCCAATAGCTTTGTAAGCCGTATGTAAGTTAGTAAATTCATCAATCTCATCTTCAGGTATTCCCTTAATGGAAATATAATATTTATATTTTTCGTTAATTTTATCTGCCAATACTTCTCTTTGAGCTGCCATCAAATTATCCATCTGTTGATCTTTTTCTGTATTACGTTCAACAATACTTTTAATAGAATCTGTTAGTTCTTTCTGGATTTCACGAGATTGCTCTCTGTCATGAACTCTATTTTCATAAAATTGTTTAATTTCAGATTGAGTTTCAGATATTAAAGTTTTTACTTCATCCATAAATACTGTGAAGTTTTTATTGATAATTTCATCTTGAGCATCAGATTGCTTTTCTGCTTTATCTTGCCTTTGCTGCAAAATGGAGAGATTTTGAGAAGTTTGTATCAATAATTCACGTTCTTCTCTTTTCTTTCGCATCCATTTGGTTTCCAATCCTAGCTTTCCAATTGTTCCTTCAAAAATGGAAATAACCGCTTTTAATCCGACAAGGATAGTAAATACTGCAACGAAAAGGGCAGAATAATCAATATTAGATAATGCTGTCACTTCATTCATATCATCACCCTATACATTATTTCTTTTTAATTCATAAAGTGCTGTACCAATTAAGCTGTCCAGATACTCATCAAAATCAGCATTAGCAGCTTTAAGCGATTGATACACAGATGTAGTAAGTGCGCTTACAACTTTATTTTTTGCTAATTCCTTAACAGATTCTTTCATTTCATCATTCCAACTTTCCGTACCTTTAACATCTCTTACAACAGTTTCATATACATCTTTTACAGCATTTAAGACATTTTTATACAAAATATCGGTATACTTATCAATTCTTTTTTCTTTTGCGTATGCATTAATTTGCGTCCCAATATATGTAATTATAGGTAGTAATATTACTGTCCATATAGTGTAGATAACATGATTCCAGTCAATCCCTTTTAAAATTTCACTCATATATTTATCTCCTTATTTGGTATTTGTATCATATCTTTTCCAACGCTCCCAACATTTTTTTGTACGTTCTTTTCCATAATATTCAATTATTTTTCCATCATATATAGATTTTCCAATCCAATCAGGTAAAACTCCACATTTGTTTTATTCAAATCACCTCAAATCGTAAAAAATAGGGATATATAGAAACAAAAACAATATTATGTATTCTATATATCCCTAAACTTATTTACAATACACAATATCCTTATTCGGTTTCATTATTTTTAATTTCATTTTTAACCTCAGAATTTATTGAAGATTCCTTCTTTATATTTTTTCTTTTTGAAGCAGCTTTTCTAACTATGCTTTCTACATCAGTGGCTTGTGAAGCCACAAAAGTATTCCCAATATTTTCCTTTTTCTCTTTTAATGACTCACGATATGCAATAGTATCATTAATATATTTTTGCGCACATTCAATCGAACAAGCAAAATTTCGCCACATAAATATATCAGAATGTGACTGACAATAGGTACACGGTGGAAAAAGTTTGCCACAAACACGACAAGGAATTTTTTTCTTTCCTGACATAAATTCACCTCTTTCTAAAGAAAGTAGATAGTTGTGTGCTATCTACTTCCAAATTATCAATCAAAGATTATAAAATCCCAATGATTGGATTTCCCTGTACAAATATCAGGAAGAGTAGTAAATTCAAAGCCTAAAGTTGATGGATCAGAGCCACCTTGCACATCAAACGTTCCATTAAAATCTGCACGATCAATAATAAACTGTCCATGGAATAGATTGTCACAAGGGTCAGTACAAGTCACATCTATAAAAACTTGTAAACATTTACTGTATTTTTCGGAATCGTTCGTGATTTTCTTACCAGTCACTTTTGTATCATAAAATGCTATAACCTCTACACCATCAGCGACATCTCCAGCAAAAAATGTAATTTCTTTAGTCGTGGGGTCGTAAGAAAATTCACCTGTTGCTGGTGCTGCACTCGTCTGTGTTAGCTTTTTACCACCAGACACATATGCATTCGTCTCATCCCTTACATAGATTGTGCCAATTTCATTACCAATAGTACCAGTGGCAACTTCCTTCGTAATGCCTTTATTGTCTTTTACTTTAATAGAATCACTGTATCTGATTTCAAATTCGCCATCTTCAATTTCTGTACCAAGCATTGCGGCTAAAGCTCCACCAGATAACATACCATTGGTTCCCTTACCAGTTACCTTCTTGTTTTTCTTCAAAAAACCAATAGTCCTGCCGCCTTTACCATTGATATCTACCTTTTCTTCTTCTTGTGATAAGGTAAAGTCGTTTAATTCATCAAGAATCATGTCAAGACTTCCATTAGTCCTATCAAACCCCTTTAATTGGTCATAGGACGTGATAGTAAATTTATCAATATTCATTTGATTTCCTCCCTATTTTTTATATAAAATAAAAGACCAATTACGGTCTAAAAATTTCAATGATTATTTAGGTATCCAAGATAAAGAATCTTTATTGTTCATCTTAGACGTATCTATTGTTCCAGAATATACTCCTGTCATTGTATTATCAAAATTGATTTTATGCTGTATTTGTTTAAAACTTTGATTAAATCTATATATAGACAAGTCCATGCATGTATCATAATCAAAAGAAAATTCATTTGTGTTTACTAATGCAATAACTAATTTTTCTAAATATGGTTCTGTTTTCTTATTAGCATTACGCTTTAGTCTCTTACGTTCTTTTTCTAACAGATATCTTTTTGCAGATTCATTACCTGGTTTTGATTTTACCTTTTCGAACATATTTATTTTTCTTATCATATCAGCTAAAGTATTATAAACAAGTTCATCAATAGTTATGTCATTTTGTGGATTATATAAGACCTCATTTTTTGTTTGTTTATCAAGATAAATATCAAATTGCGAAATATCCAAGTCTCCAAACAACAAAGACAAATCATTTGTTCTATTCATAAAAAATAATATTTTAAAGAATTCATAACTTGATATTTGAGTATAATCAACCCCGATATCATCAAGTTGAACCATGTACTGGAACGGGCTTGCGGTCAACGCATACGCTATATTATAATAAGAATATTCATCTTCTAATATTTCTCCAACTGTTGGGATTTTCAATGAGAAATTAGGAGCAATTTCAATAGAAGATGAATTCAGTAAACTTTTTCTACTTTCCATACTTTAATCCATTGTTAAAATCTTTTACAATAAATTTCAACATTCTTCCTTTGAATTTATTTTGAGGACAATATGGAACATTACTTGATAATGCTGTTTTCCCTACGCCCAAGATATTTTTTTCACAGAATATATTATCTAATTCACAAGTTACCCTATCGTACCAAAGATACTTTCTACTTTTTTCCTCATAAATAACAATATCTTGATGGCACATTATAAAAAAATAAATTTGTAAGTCTTTATATACATTGTTTTTTGGGTCTAAATATGCGCTAATTTCAAAATTTATAAATTTATCTGTCTTTGTAATTGTATCTGGGATATATTCATGTGGGAAAGAACGATTGTAGGGGATGATATCTTCTGGATATTCTTCATGCTCACACCCAAGTAATTTGATTAATTCTTTTGATTTGCAAATTTCATTCATGATTAGTTTACGGTATTCAATTATTTCATAACTCCTTGCTTTTCCCAGAATATCACCTCCATCATTCTTCGATAGTTATTTTAATTTTTGCTAGAACTATATTATCAGGAACAAGTAAAACTTCCAATAAAAAAGAACTACCTATACAGTCCTCATTGTCTATAAATAATTCTATTTTATTATCATATATATTTTGTTCCATATCGAAATCCGATGTAATATTCCAACTAAAGTTAATATCTTGCCAGTCTATATTTTTTCCATTTTTATTTACAAAATCAACAGAATAGATACGTTTGTATGAATTCCTAATTATTGGTCTTCCAGAGATAGAAGCACTTAAAACGGTCATTTCATTAGGTGGCTGTGGAGTAGGTGGGAGAGGAATATTACTATTGTAATCACATATCCTCAATTCTTGATTGTCAGTATTTGGATTAAATTCAACCTTATCTGCTATAAAACTTAATAAAGAACCCATATTGCCAGAATTATAAAGAACATCATCGCTACGGGTAATTTTAAACACTTTTGTAGGATTAATTGGTTTCAAGTCAATAAATACTCTTTTCTCTTCAAGTTCAAATCCTTCTTCACAATATCCAATTAGTATAGTATAGTTATTAGAACTTAATACAATAGTACGATTACCATTTTCTCCAACATCATATTTTGAAGCACTGACAATATTGGCCCAGCGTTCTATAATTGTTCCATCAGATAATTGCCATTTTAAAAGATAATTACATTGGATTAGTTTTCCTTCATAATGAATATCATTTACATTGAAAGAATTATATACTAACCAATAACTGTCATCTTTTGTGTCATGAATATAATCACCAATTTTTACGGGATTGTCATATGTCGCCAGAAAAGATTGATAATTCCCATTTAGGGAACTGTATTTTCTATTATAAATACGAAGCTTTGCTGGACGATCATCATAACCCATATTTTGCTTATATTTCCAAAAGAATACGGTAGGAGAGTAAGATGTATCATGTTCAAGTTCTTTGGTTAAAAGATTTTGTCCATCACGAATCATTTCTTCACGTAATGATGTACCGCTTTGTTTAATTCGTTCTTTCATAAGATGAAGGCTCATATGTGGTTACACCTTCTTCCTTTTAGAAACGATATCAAATATTTTTGAATTTTTATATGATTTATTGATTGCCAACTGATCATTCTCTGCCTTTAAAGTATTTCGTAGCTCAGTTGCCTTAGATAATTGATTATGTAAATTAAGACTATGAAAATCAGATGTAGAAAGTCTCGACTTTAAAGCATTTGAAGTTAGAATAAAATTAGATGTTAGCCATTCAATAATCATGTAATTAACAAGAATCACAAACGTGTTGTCAGATAACCGAAAGTTAAACTGTGCAAGTTCGTCATCCCTATCAGATAAATCCTGAGTTGCAGATTGAAAAGCTACGATTGCAGATCTCATATAGCTAATAACTATTTGATAAGCAATTTCTTCATCCATATTTGCAAAATCTATATCTTTAATTTTATCAAAAACAGCATTGGCAAGTTCCCGATATGTAGTATTAGTCATATTTGTTACCCACTTTTAAAACTAATCCACAACAATACTAAAGCGTAATTTTTCTTCCAGTAAACGAATAATATGTGTATTATTTAAAACACCATTATTATACATAGTTCGTACTTTAGAAATTACAACTTCACGCATTCCTGATTTTAATGCGCTTTCAATAGTAGCTTCAATAAGTTTTGTATCACCTGTTGCAAATAACTTCTTTAACTGATTAACTTTTGCGACTTCTTCATATTTCGACATGAGCCTAAATTTATTGACCGCGCGAATATCCTGCAAAATAATCCAAGGTCTATTTAAAAATACTGGTTTGGAATTGTTCATGGAGATGAGTTCTTTGACAGAAAGATATTCTACATCACCAATCTTATGCCATTTATATGTTGCACCAGTAATAGGAGATGTGTATACTAAGCCACCAAAAGTAATACTCATACAAGGAACTTCTTCATCCATACCAATATCATCAATCGTATCATCTTTCTCGTCAGATTCCTCAAAGTCTTCTAAATCTGTAACAATATCGTTAATTGCCCCAATTACATTTCCTTTTTTACCTTTATCGTTTGCTTTTGAATATTCAATATCACTTACTTTGTCTGAAGTAAGTGTATCTTCAGAAATATCATCTTTCATATCTGATCCGTCAATTAATGTTGAAGTTGTGATATCTAAATCATACTTTTGAAGTTTTTCTATAATTTTTTCCTGTCTGCTATTTCCAACAGAAATTCCTCGTTCTTTTGCAATTTTCTTTAACTCATCTAAAGAAAGTTCTTCATAATTCATTTTTGATTCTCCTCCAACTTGAATTTTATTGTATTCCATACAACGGTTGCATTATCTAAATCATCAGATTTATGAACTACCACAAAGCTGAAGCTCCGATAAAAAAGAAGTGGCAGCACTAAACCACCACTTCAAAATAGACTTTTTATTCTTATGCAATCGTATATTTTCCGAATAAATCAGAAGTTACAAGTTCAACACCGACTTTGTGCTGAAATTGAATTCTAATTGTTTGATCATGTTCCTCATCCTCATGAGCCTCTTTGGAACGCACATCACCCTCGTAAAAGATTTTAATAATCTGTTCATCAGGTAGTACATAAAGAGTATCGTCAGCACCAGCAAATTCATATGTAAAAGGAACAAAAGAATCTGGAATGATGATTGCGTCACATCCGATACCTGTATTCTTTACAACAACTCCGCTAGTAGCTAATTCATCTTTTGCTGCATTGGAAATCCAATTTGCATTAGTACCTTCAGCAATTTTACTAACTGCTCTCTGTGAACCAGCAACAATAGTATTCTTTCTATTGGCTGTCCGTACTCTTCTGATCATATCAATTAGAGTATCTTTGTCATAAGTTCCTTGCTGAACAAACTGTGATGGGAGATAAGCACCCATACCATTAAATACCGTTGCAATACGATTATCCATATCAATCGCAAAACCTTCACGTACTTCGTTTAACATTTCCACGATAGTAGTATAACCTTTAAGAAACCTGTCTAATTCCTCATAACAGCTTACATAAGACCATTCTGTATCAATCGGAATGTCTTTAGCTCGTCCAATTTTCTGATACTCAACATCCCATGTTCCACCAGAAAATTTAGCTGCTGCAAGATAACTTTTATCCCGGACAGCAAAGGCATTTTTATCACCTAAAGCGCCATTCTTTACTTCGCACATTCTTTTATAAAATGGTGAAGTCTTCCATGCTTCAGGAAGTTCTGGTTTTAAAACATTTTCCCAGATAGTAAAAATGGCATTCTTGTTATTTCTCCAAGACTGCCAATCTAACTCTCCACCTAAAATTTCTGTATGAAATTTTCTAATTGCATCATCTGCATGTTTTGCAGAATTTTCATTAGAGAACATTGCAACTCTATTAGTTGCAGCATCTCTTATAAGAGTACTCATCTGTAATAATTCTTCTTTATTATACATAAAAATATTTTCTCCCTTCTATAATAATTAATCATTTTTAATTACTCGAATTTTTACCTTTACAATTCTAGTATCAAACACATAACCCATGTCAGAAGTTTGTACACCCTTGGAACTTCCGAAATAAGGAAATCCAGTTTCTTCAATTGTTTCAACAATACCTACGAACTTAGCATCGGTTGGAGCAGTAGCGACAGCAGACATTTTGTACGTTCCGTCAGCAACCACATACTGACCAACTGCAATAGCGGTAGACTCATCAATAGGCATAATCATGTCACTAGAAACTCTAAATTTTCTATCTGGCTTTAGTTCATAAGTTCTAAAAATTTTGCCAGCTTCATTTGTGTAATTATCTTCGTTCTTTTCCTCAGTAAGTCTTTCATCATATCCATATACAGAATGAATTACGATATAAACGCTATCGTTTTTTGTTGGTTTATTTGCCGTATATACATCAGAGTAACCAGTAGCAAGACCACCATTTGCGACAATAGAACCATTGTCAATATCTTCAGTTGCAATAAAACTTACATTCATGCAACCCTGTAATTTTGTTGATTCAGCAATACCATGTTTTGCCATATTTAAATCCTCCTTTAATCCATAAATCCATCAAGCAAATTTCCATATCTGCTTTTAGTATCATTTTCAGTACTATACTTGTTTACATTTGTTGTAGTAGGGGTATATGAGAACGTTTTATTTTTAGTGGAATTAATCAAAATTTCTCCAGACATTAAGGTAAGATCTTTATCAAGTTTGTCTAAATTAACATTTTCATAATCCCCTAGTTTTGCTTTAAAATAAATAAACTCTGGAGCTTTGCCTATTTTCTTTTCAAAGCGTTCCAGAGTTTCTTTAACGTTTTCAATATGCCGTTGTTTTTCTTTTTCTTTTTTATCAGCTTCGTATACATTTAGTTGATCTTTTGCAATCGTATGAGCTGCTTTTAGCGTATTAAATTCTTCCTGTAAAAGATTATATTTTTCTTCAAGTTGCTTAGATACTTCCTTAATTTTTTCATCAAGTCTTTCATTATAATCAGTTTCAAATTTTTTACTAAGTGTTTCATTAATTTCATTATAAATTGCAGTTAAGTGAGAATCTTCATCTTCAGATTTAGCAGTAAAAGCAATGTCGCCTTCTATTTTTGTATTCCAATTGATGACAGGATCATCATTAGACATTACATATTCGACAGAATAAATTTTGCATCCATTTTCCTTATCAAGAACGTAAATTTTAGATTCGTCTGCTGATAAGAGTTCATACTTCATACAATCATTGCCTTCACATTTAATATCTGAAAGAAGAGTAGTAAACTTAGTTAAATCCATTTTGTGTTCTCCTTCCATTTGTGAGTTATTATTTGTTACATTATTTTGAACAGTGGTAGTGGCAAGAGTGCTTGTACCATCTGATTCATATTGTTTTAATTTTTCTAACATCAGTTCAAAGTTCTGCTTGAATTTGGATTCATCAATAGAAAATTTCTTGACTTGTGAAGATTCAAAACAAGGTTCTTGATTTTTGTTATTACCATCTGTTCCAGAACTATCACGTTTGTTTAATAGACATAGCGCAGACATATGAAAATCATGTACCACCACATAGCCATCATTATCAATTTCCGCAGAATCAAAAGTGACTTCCATTGACTGATTAAAGTAAATTTCATCATTGTATGAAGCCTCCATGATCGGATAACGGTGTGTCCATAAAATAATATCAACAGAAAAATATTTTCTTTGTATACCAGATTTTTCAGTGATTAAATCTTTTGATGGATTACAATCTTCTGGTATAACGCCATAGGGAACTGTTTCATCAAGAAAATCAATCCCATCATTACTAAGAATTATTTTTCTATCATGTTCTCCAACATAGAAATTACCATTATCATCTTTCATAAGATGTGCCACTACTGGTATATTTGCATATCCTTTTCTTGCAATAAATTTATCTAACGCAGCTTCGGTAATGTCAGAAAAATTTCTGTTGCGACCTGTGTAAAAAACGCTACATCTACAACGTGTAAAATCTTCATTTAAAATCTCAAAATTAGAAAATTTTGCTGTCATTTCGATGTTTTTTAATTCCAATTTTTTCAATTTATAATTAATCCTCCTTTCCATTTAATTACAATATAAAAGAGTGCAAATCATGCACTCTCTTTTACATCATTATCAAATTTAAAAATATATTTCCCACCACATGTTTTATATTTTCCAGTACAGTTATCTAGTAGTCTTGTAATTGTATATCCAGTATATTTAGAAGTGTCATATATGTTTGCGTGTATTTTTAATAAATTATCCTGCAAGTCATATTGTAGTATTTTATAATTTTTATATTTTAATAGTCTCTTAGAACGATTGGATAGATATTTTTTAGATATGTCATCAGTAGATTTTATCCAAAAATAACCACCAGCAGTATAATTATTCATATTACATGATTTCGCTATATTAGATGATTCTATATTTGTTTTAACACTAGCATCTTTTATAGAATCAAACGATCTTATAAAATTTTTATCTATATCATACATGTCAATAGTATATTGCTCTGGAACTTTATATTTGTTAAAATCATCACCAGAAAATCTCCATACATAACCACCTGAAGTATAATTTTTACCGGTACAACATAAACCTATATTATGAAAACCAGTTGTCTGTTCTGCTTCTTGTATTCCATTGTATTTATGTAATAATTCACCAGATAAGTTATACTGAAGAACTACTTTTGTATTTAACTCTAATGTTTTTACATCATAATCGTCACCTTTAAATCTCCAAATATAACCATTAACAATCTTTAATTTCTTTCTATGACAGCAAAAAGAAATATCAGATTCGCTTATATTATAATATCTAGCAGCTTCAGAAATTGATTCAAATTCATGGACTAAATTTCTTTCTAAATCATAATTACATACAGGTTTTGATGGGAATGTATTGGGCATTAAAACACCGCCATCTGTCATATTATAACCATTAGGTTTTCTTGTATTATATGTATTTATATAATAAACTTCTTTTTCATTCAATAGTTGCAATAAGTTGTCTTTGCTTTCGCATTTAATAATTTCAATTTCTTGTATTGAAAAATTTTCTTTACCATATTTCTGCATTGCAGTATACAAATATTGATTGTCTTTATTATATTTTTGCTTTCTTAAATGATCTCCCCAACGTTGTTTTATTGTCCGTATTGTTTGTCCAATGTATTTCTTACCATTAACTTTATTCATAATACAGTAAATGTATCCTTCATACATTCCAGTTTCTTTGTTGTAACTTATAATAATTACCTCCTCAATATAAAGTCTTGAATATATCCAATCCAAGGCTCATTTCTTTAGAGGTAGAGATAGGAGAGTACTGGCTGTCCTATATTACTCTTTACTGGTTTATCCAACCAACCAACCATTACAATACATATTTCTCTAAAAGCAAACTGTTTTGTTTACAAAAAAAGAACATTGCTCAAATTTTGAGTTCAGTTCCTTCATCAATTCATTCGTCTGTATAAAAACAAACACTTCTTTATTATCAATGTTTCTTTTTGTATATTTGAAACCAAGAGACTGTAATATATCGGCCTTTACTTGGTCTAAAATCAATACCTCACCCATATGTTCAATCACCAGCTTTCTAAATACGGTTCTCTGTTTTATTTGAATCATTCTGCCTTTGAGTATCGGTAGATTCAGCTATATCGGTATCATCATTCATTGGTCTACCACCTTCTGATCCATCATTGGCGGTTGTATACGATGTCTTTAACACTTCCCACTTATCATAAATATCTTCTTTGAACATCTGCTCTGTAAATGAATTTCCTAGCATTTTTGCGGTATTTACACCAGAAGCGGCTAACAATTCTCCTTTAACTGGTAGAGATGCTTGTGCCAATTTTAATTTCTTTTCTATATAATCATCTACATCAAAAATGGTAACTGGTAAAATCCGATAGACAAATTGATAATCGTCATGGATGTGACCACGAAGTTTCATTTGCAAATCCATCCATGATTCAAGTTGGCGATATATACGATAAATATCAGATGAATCCACTTTCATAGAAAGTTTTAATTCAGAACCGCTAGAAGCAGAAGATATAAGTGCTTTAGATACACCGGCTTCTCCATAATAATTTTCAACAGCCTGTTCAACCTTATTTTTATCATCTGATATAGTAGATTTTGACTCAATAAGCTGTAAGTCCATAGGGGATGGCACAACGCCAAAGCGATCAGGCAGAATGGACTTTGCCATTTCAACGAATGGATAGATTAACTCATCACCCATAGTTATATGACCTTCATCATCAACAGGTATCTTAAAATAAACCAGTTTATATGCATCCGCTTCTGATTTTGCTTTTACCAAATCCTTTATATCATCTATGTCAAGTATTGATGCTATCAAAGGAAAGAAGGGGCTATACAAATATGTAAAATCATTATTATACTTCAAACACAATGAATTTTCATATGGAACCATAACCATATTATTCAAAGAAAGTTCTTTTGATTGTTCTAATAAATTCTGTAATTCTAAAGGTAGTGTTTGTAAATATGAATTACTTAATAAGCTGCGATTGATAGCATATTGATAAATTGAACCGTTGGAAAGTTTCTTGATTTCACAATATCTTGGATCAATAAAAAATATGGAAATATCAGTATCATTTTCCGTTACAAATCCAAAACAAGCATCTTCAAGAAATAGTTTTTTCATAATGTCAGTAATCCGATTATCTAATTTGAATTTGTTTGCTTGTGCTGTGAATTTAATATAATTCTTTTTGAATTCTTTTTGATATTGTTCCTTGGATTTGTCGGTTTTAGTATTACAAAACATTTTCTCTTGCTTTATCTCTGTGTCTACAGTCCAGTTTACCACAGCCATATTGACGAAATAATCAATGAGTCTTTTATAATAACCACTTTTTAGATACATATATTGTGATAAACGAATTATAGAATTTCCATACTGTTCAGGATTTTGAACAATACGAAGGATCTGACTTCTTGTAAACCCACAAATACGGTTATATTTGAAAGCACCTTTATATGAAAGTTCTGATAAAACAAGCCTACGAAGAGAATTTACATTAAATGTAGCTGTCTTATGTTCTATAAAATTTTCAAAATTTTCTTTATCTTGTTTATATTCTTTAGTAATATTTTCGTTTTCAACAGACAATTTATGCAACCACCTCCTCATTCGGTATATATTCAAAACGATAACCTCTATATGTTTTCTTTGTTCCATTACATGCTGCATAGATACCATATCTATTAAATTTGATTCCAAATTTTTCACAAGATATTTTTTCTAATTCTACTGCTGATTTAAATTCCCCATAATTCCCATCACTTGAATACATTCTTATTTTTTGTGATGTCTTTTCTTGCCTAGTATATTCTCTTTTACACCACCCAATTTTTCTGCCATGTTTTATATATTTTCTAATTGCATCTTCAGACAAACCATATTTTTTAGCTAAATCACTATAATATACTTGATTATTTTCATAATCAAAACAAACAGATTTCATTAGATTACTACAAGCAAATATATCGCAACTTTTAAAATCTACTTTTGAGAAATCTAATATATTTTTTAATTTTGAATTTAGTATATTTTTTGAAATATAATCTGAATTTGAAATAAAAGTATCTATTCGTATTAATTCCACACTATTATTTTTTGCTAAATTGTCTTTTATCCGATCTATCTCTATTGTCTCTTCCTTCGTTATCTTGGAATTTGTATGAATATATCCTCCATGTCCAAGACCTCCATCAAATTCACATATGTATTTTTTGCCATCTTTTTCAAAATAAAAATCATATGAATATCGTTTTGCCCAGTCTGGACTATATTCTCTAATAAAATTTTGTATTTGATTTTTTAATTGATTATTAAATAGTTCAAATCCATATTTATTTGGATAAGATATACCGTCACCACATACACAAGGCAAATATCCATTTTTTGCTAAGAAATCAATATGAATTTGCTTATCTTTAATTCGACCGCAATGAGGACAAATAAAATATTTCATTTTGTTAGAATACGGAGAATACTTTTTGGCTTCTTCATATCCTCCTTGAAAATAAGGTATCATCCATTCTGTTTCTTTACTGGATACTATGGAATTGATATGACTAACAGTGATTCTATGACTTTTATTACAACACGGACAACCATATTTTTTATTTATAAGTCCACCTTGTAATATCCAATATTCTTTGTATAGAACACCGTTTATATAATATTCACTGCTATCATAGCCACATTTATTACAAATAAATTGATAATATATTTCACTTTTACTATATTGGTTACCATTCTTTTTTCCATATATTTTTTCAACAATTTTTCTGTTGGTAATAGTTAAATCTCTCGTGTCATTTTTTAATCTATCTCCGATATTAAGTTTATATGTAATCATAAATCTCTCCTTTTAATCTCTACATTCTATTTCTTCCTTTGTGCATAAAAATAAGCGAGTTGTAAAAACAACTCACTTGTCTTTTCATACTTATATGTAGAAATATTGTTATTTCGTTTTACAAAAGTATAGTTAATACCTTTGCTTTTTAAAAAATCAACTTCATCACGCCACTGAGTAGAATACTCAGAATCAAATAATTTTTTATCTATCAAATTTTAATCACTCCTTAATATGTGGAAAGTTGGTGATTAACATTTGAGAAATATACACTTTTGTCGTCTTGAAACTGTTCTTTTATTGCTCCATTGTTATTTGTATTTTCTTCGATGTTCACAACCGCCTTTCTAATGTGAATATAGTTTTGGTTTACGTGCTAGAGCAGTGAGCGAGGAGACATTGGTATTTGTCTTGGATTTAACAGCACTGCAATATTCAGTAATATAAAATATTAAATAACTTAATGCAGAAAAACGGTCTTTGTCTAATTTTTTCACGACTTTTTCAACTGACAATGCACCATTGGTCATATGTTTCAATTTTAAATTTGCGATTTCTTCAAATAGTAAATCTGTTTGTATATAAGGTAATACTTTTAGGTCAATATTTTGATTATCCTTATGTGTAAAATCTGAATCTTGCTTTTTTTCTAGCAGTTTCAGTTTTCCGCCTTCCACGGAATCTATAAAATCTGTTACAACCTTACTTTGAAAATGCTGTGCCTTCATATCAAATAAACACTTTTCTGCATCTTTTATTTCTGGTTGATTATCAGTATTCATAGTATTCCAACATCCTAAATATTCGCCAGTAATAGGGTCATAAGATTCTTTCAAAAGTTCATCAATCAACCCTGCGCCCAAGCCATTACCATCTGCGATAACTGCTTTTGCTAAGAAGTTTTTCTTTGTTTTTTTAACAAGACAAGCCTGTGCAGAAAAATTTAATACGTTAGAAACGGTCATAATATTTGGAATTTCTATAGACACAATACGATTTGATTCTTTGTTCCTTATAACTCGCCCAACAGCAATAGAAGATTGATTGTTAGTTGCTTTTTGACTACGAGCAACGTCAACACCAAGATAAAATTCTTCATCCAGCTTATTGTAATTTATCATAGGCGTTGTTAGAGATCTACAATTCATCAACTTATTAATATCTACTAATGCATCATTAGAAGAACCAACCCATCGAGATTCATAGTTTTGTGCAAAAGCAATTGGTGACATTTCCTTTTTCTTTTGTAATATTTGACTTTTTGTGCTTCCACGCCCATACCAACATGCCAAAAACCACGATGAACCAAGTACAATTTCTCCTTTAAGGTTTGCCATATTATTTAGCATACGAATACTTCTTTGGAATTCGTCACTTCCTCTGAACCCAGAAGTTGTAAAAAAGTTGATTTGTTGGTTTAATTCCTCTGGATTTACAACTGCTAGTTTGCCAATTGTGTATCGTGGAACCTCTGGAATTGGTTTTAAGACATCCTGATATAATACATCGTTTAACAAAGCAGATTCTTCTATGTTAATTCTTTTACGCCTTTGCCCTTTCGATTGTTGGGCGTTAGCAAGCACATCAATTCTTCCTCCCGATTTAAAACGAACTTCTGCATCATTTTTAGAAAAACTTGTTCCAGATTTAATTGTGCCACCCATCAGTTCATTTTCAAGCATTGGGTAAAATTTAATGATTTCTAATGTCTTATCTTTTAATAATTCAGCAGCGTTTTCTTTTGTTTGAGCTGTTAATGCAAGGGTAATATCTGAAAATCGAATAGCGACAATAAACATAGCCAGAACTTCATCAAATGTTTTACCATAACCTCTAGGGAAAACACCATATATACTACAAAACCTTAAAACAGACCTAAGATATATTCTCTGATCCATGTGTAACTTTATTCCACCAGATTCAGGCGTTATTAGATTTAAAAATAAATCAGGATACCAATTTGTCCAACTTGCGAATTCTACATACTTATATAAATTTCTGCCAAATACTGAGTCATCTTGGAGATTAATAATTTGTTCTTTTGTCATTCGCTATCACTATCTTCGTAGTCTTTTGGTAGGGTAATAAATTTTTGAATATTTTCTCTTATTATCTCAGTTGGATCTTCATCAAATATTCCATATGGATCTCCATATTGAGAAATATATTCTTCTTTCTTTCTGTCGTAAAATTTATATACATCCTCATATTCGCAATGTGACAAACCCTGTAAATTTCGTGCATAATTTATGTAACACCAAATTATAAAATCACAAGCATCATTTGGTGCAAATTTGAATCTTGGTAGAATAGGAACTACATCAACGGCTTGTTCAACAGCTTTAAATATTTCTGAAAAACTATTAATACCATTTTGCAAATCTGCTTGTGTTAATTGTCTTGGTGTTAATTTTGCCTTTTCCGCTGCATTTTGTGCTGCGTCATACCATTTTTTTGCTTCATCTACATTGCCAGCGGCAGTAGCCATTTCTTCCTTTACCTTAAAACGAACATAGGTTGCAAGAGCTTCTTGGTGTAAATTCGTTTGTAAGGTGTAATTGAGTTTAAGTTTCTCGTATTTTTCATACATTTTTTTATACTCAATAGTAGTGTATCCATCCCCAAATAAATCTTTTATATCATCTGTAACTTCAAAATTATCAATATTTGAATAGTGTTTGTTTTGATTTTGTTTAGACATATGTTGCGTTTTATTATTTTGTAAACACTGATTAATCAAATGAGAATATCTATTTAAAATTTCATCTTTTTCCTTTTTGGTTCGGTTACTATTTTGATGAATAAATCCCTCTTTCTCTGCGTCAGAGTACGATTTCGCTTTATCCTGCCTCATTACCACCATCATGAAGTATTTCTGTAATATCTCATATCCGTGTAATGACACTTCTTCGTCACTCAAGTAACTGTTTTCCTTCTTTACAGATTCCTCAGAAGAGAAGAGTAAGTCAAAATACAGAGGCTTATCAATATTTCTAAGCAAATCCTTAAATTTATCAAAATCAATTTTTCCGTCATCAGATAAAACGGAAGTCTTGCAACATTCTTTACAAACAGGTATACGCTCATCCAGAGAGTACATAGGGGAGCTGCTATAATAGAAGTCTGTTAGATTCTTCTCGTCATGACAGCAAGTACATACCTTTTTCCCTTTTTGCTGATTAGCTGGCAACGGTTTATTGCCAGATGATTTGGTTTTTGTTCTTGGCATATTGCCACCATCCTTTCATTTTTAAAATTATTTGTATAATATTAACAAATTTATATAAATTGCTTGTAGACACTTGTCTTTTTGATTTAATGGTTTTATAATAAAAAGTATAAATTAGAAATTATATATAATGTTATTTAATGAAAGGAGAATAAGTATAAGTGAAAAATGAATTTAAATATGGTTATTATAGGGATTCATAACATTGATTAACATTATATTTTTGGGAGAAATAATATTATTTTTGTTAGGATTGATTGGAGGTGTTATAATTGTTAAAATATTTTGTAAAGACATAAAACATGATTTTAAAATGAGAATTGGAAAGATTTTTGAAATTTCTATTAGTGTTCATGATAAAAAGAAATAAAATTTTGTGATTAAAAAAATATTCAATAGGCTGTGAAAATATGATTTGAAAACTTCTATTTTCCACAGCCTATTTTTTAAACAAGTTCAATAAAAATTCAATGAAACAATTCATTCAAGGCAGGATAGGGTAGTGGTTATACAGCCACTACCTTTTCTGTACTCTTAACTTCAAAATTCATGCGTTTGTTCATAGACAGCTAAATACCAATCTGCACACTCGCAAAAATCTATTTTGGGATCTTCCAAATATACTGTATATCCACAGATTGAACAAAATAAACCATTTTTTAAGATAATCTTATTTATATTATATTTTTCGCGTAAATATAATAATAAAAATAACGAAAATAGATTATATGTTTCTAAACCACCCTCAGTTACATATTTGCGTACATAAATATCAATAAGATTTTTTATTGCATTTGGATTGCCTTGTCTTAATGTTGATGAAATTATCAAATAATTTGGAACATCCTCATCACAACCAGCTAAAGAACTAAAAAACATTAATCTATCTATTTTTTTGTTTTTTGATTCTTCGTTGTAATTTTCATTGTTATCCAACATAGAAAACTCTTTTGTTTTATTAATTGCATCAAAATAGTCTATTTTAAACCATTCCCCAAGTTTTCTATCTATAGAAAAATAATCGTGTAACATTGATTCGACATTGGATGCTTTTTGTTTAGAAATTGTTTTGTATACATCTGGAATAAAATATCCACCTGCATTTTCAAAAGTGCGCTTTCTAAATTCAACATCGTGACTAATTCCTATTTTTACTAATCCATTTTCATTACGCATAACATAGTTATATACTGTTTCTTCACTTGTATTATTTTTAGAATTTATTTGCCCATCATAGAATTCAATAATTTCTGAAATTCCTTCCATCATTTTATTAAAAACTTGCATAGGTGTTTTGGTTTGTTTCTGTTTTTCAAATAATCTCATAGTTTTCACGCCTTTCCCACGCATTTCAATTTTTAAGAGAGGGCAGTAGAGCGTGGACTACCATTCACAAAGTTTGCAATTCTTTGTTATCCTCTCTGATTCAGTTACCAACTAATGAAG